TAAATTTCCTGTAAACCCCCGGACTTACTAGTTCTCTAATATCAAAATAAACTAGTATCTGGTCGTATATTTCTTTTGTAGATAAAGAGTCTACTTGAACTGCTTCCACAGTTATTTTTTCAGCTTTTGAGGAGCATTGTATAATATTGGGCAAAAGAAACATGCCAAGTACAATGGTAAGTATTACAGGTGTTTTTTTCATAAGTGATTTAAAGTAATATTAAACTAGTTAAAGACCCTAACATCCTCACCCTTTAATCCAAAATTAGACTGAGGATCTTTAGCGTATTCTTGGTCGAGAATTGTAGGGAAAACCTGTTGTACTCTTTTTGTTGCATAGAGATATATATTACCTACACTTATCCTACCAATCATGTGTTCAGTTTGAGCTACTAGAGCATTAGGCATAGTAAAAGAGATATCATTTATCTTTCTTTGTTTGCCTTCGGAATCTATAAAGCTCCAGATACCTTTAACTGTTAATGAATGCTCTGTTAAGTACATATTTGTAAAAGTAACTTTTACAACTTCTTCATTAATTCTGGTATTGAATTTACTAGAGAATTTTACTTTCTCTTTGCTTACGAAAACTGCATTTATTTTTGACATATTTTTTTATTTTTATTATTTATGATGGTGAAAATGTTTGTGTTCCTCCATTTGTAACCCCGTCCCCTACTTCCCAAGTATGACCGTAATTTTCTACAAGACAATAAATTTTTTCAAGCTCATTTGCAGGCGTACCATTACTAACATTCTTCTGGAAACCATTTGGGGCTTGGTAATTTCCGCTAGGAAGATTAAATAGGTTTGCAGTTTGAATTAAAAAAAAGTTCATATCTCTAAACTTATCATTGCCACTACCTTCCTCTATACTCGCAAAAACTCTAGTAACGATAAAGTTGAACCAATTATTTATGACAGAATCAGTTTGAATTTGTGTATTAGTAGCTTTGTGTGTTACTTTTTTTAATTTGTGTAAAAAAGAAATTTCATCTCCAATTAAAAGATTTTGATTATCAAAAGTATTAGTAAAATCTACACTTATAAGATTTACTAGTCTATCGAAATTAACATAAGAAGTTAGCTTAGGAGATTTATTTGTTAATTCTAAATTTTCTAAAGAAGTTGGTATATTTTGCGGGAGAGTAGTAAAGGAGTTATCACCACCAATAAATAGTTCCTTTAAAAGGTTTCTATTTATAAAGCTAAGAGGGAACTCTGTTAGACTTGTACTGGTAAAATTAAGCGATTCTAAAAATACAAATTCAGGAAGCCTTGATAGACTTTCTAAGGCTTCGGATGTGCTGAAATCAATTGAACCTAAAAAACTTAAATTTTTAAGTGGTAATGAAAATAAACTACTATCAATTTTTGGTAATTCTGCATTTTCAATTTGAAGAGTATCTAGAAGATTTAAAGAACTTAAATCTTCAGGAAACGACTTTATTCCACTTTCTACTCTAAATATAAGTGATCTTAGAGAGGTAAATTTTTTAATGTCTTCAGGAATTATTTCGCCTACATTAACATTTACTGTGTTTATGCTCTCTATTTGTTTAGGCTTCTCAAAAGTAAATACGACAGTGTGCTCATCTAGTCCATCCGTGTATTCGTGCTCATTTCTAGCAATATCATTATTAGCTACACTTAGATTTTTTTCACTAAAAGTACCATCCCCCCAGCCTATTGTTAGTTTTTGAGTTTGTAAACTAAAAATACGAAATATGATACCGATTTTCATTTCGTTAACACCATCTACATCTCGAAAAGTATTACCACTAAAGAATCTACCAGTAACAGAAGGATCTTGAGATGTGTCCGTTATTTCTGGTGTAGGTACTGTAAACGCCAAATTATTAAATCGATATCCAAAAAGAACATCATCTGCTGTGTATGTTGACATATTTTTTTATATTAAAATGAATTTTTTCCAAAGTCCTGTTGTATCGTTTACTAGCTTATATACGATTCCGTTGTCACCAGCATTTTCACAAATAAGTTCAAATCCAATAACCCTTCCAGGAACACGAATGTTAAGCTCTGCATCTGTTAGAGTAGAAGAGGTAATAGATGGGTCTGACTCATACAGATTTACTATCTGTTTGGATCTACTCACAGAGCCTTCACCTACTACAACTGCTGCATCTTGGTCTAGACCTTGATGCTCTGGCATATACCTAGAACCAAAGACATCTATAATTTGCCATTTGTTTAAGCCTCCCTTAGTAATATATGCAAATTTGGTAGTCCCTTGAAGACCAACATTTGCGGTATTGTTTGGTAATGAAATTTGATTTTCTTCTAGAGATCGTGAGCTTCTGTTTTTAATTTCAATATCAAAATTTGAATTATTAATAAGGTGAATAAATTTATAATCCTCAGAAATATTAAATCCAGTGAATACAGCTTTTCCGTCTGTATTTGTAGCTACTATTATATTTCCTTCTACTTGAAAATTATCATATAGCCCTCCAATTATTACTTCTTGCTCTACTTCATCTATGAAGGGGTGAATCCCATCTGCACCGTTATTAAGAAGTTCTGAAGTTTCAGTAATTATAGGATCTTTAGGTTCTTTTGCTATTATCCAGTCATCACTATTTTCTAAACTAGGCTCTGTATTTACTCCAGATAAGCTTACCCATTGACTCCCTAAATGCTCTACACTTTCACCAACTTTAGGGCGGAAGTTTACGCTCCAAATCTTTTTTTTATTTTCTGCTGTTGCTGTTATCTGTGAATCCATTTTTTTCTTTTATTTCTAGTCGTTTAGGCTTTCTCCGTCGTTACCATTTGCTCCGCTATTACCGTTTACACTTCCATTTCTAGTTTCTCTAGGCTCTTCGAGTAAAGGTTTTAACTCGATGTTTGAATTTTCTTTTTTGTATTTATTGTAATTTGTTATCCAATCAGAACCGTTAGCCATCTGAGTTGCCTGCTCCCTACTAATTAATGGGCTATTATCTTGAAGTAATGATCTGATCGCTTTAGCCTCTTTAAAAGGATCAATATGTTGCATTTTTTTACCAACAAATCTGGATGAATAATAAGCTTCCAAAGCCATTTCATCACTTGTTGCAACGGCTTTATCATATCCAGGACTATCCAAAGTTCCTTTCATATATTGATAGTAGCACCAGAAGCGATTTATTGGCTTGTAGAACTGCTCCACAATAATACTTTCCCGATAAATGTCGATTATATACTCCCACATATTAATAGCTGCTCTAGAGCTACTATATGACTGCTCAAACATTTGATTGGCAAATTCTGGCGGTATGTCTATTGAAGCGCAAAGAGATCTAATAATTGCCTTATGAAATGGGTCAAAACTCACCTCGCTTTCGTTTGTTGTAGACTTTAATTTCGCTCCCCTTGGTAGGTTTAATACTTGACCGCTTGTAGACTGTCTTAGGGCTTGAGCTGTTCTACCGCTTTCTTCAAAAGTATTATCTTCATTGGTAACGTTGGATATTTTTCTGGCTCCTAGTCCTCCTAACGGATTTTCTCCAGTTGAATTGTCATCATGCTCAAAAGTGTAAACTAAATCAGCCATTTTTTCAGCCTTAGAAACTGAAGCTTCGACAAATCTGTCTAGTTTAGAAATCTTCTCCATCATTGAGCTAATCTTTGGAATACCTCTATGGTGATCAACTCGGTGTTTATCACCGTAAATCATCCATACCATCAAATTACCTCTTGAATCTTTAGCTTTAAGCCTTTCGTAATCGGCTAAATTATTGTTTTTGTCAGTTTTTACCCAAAAAGCAACGTGCTCCCCTTTTGGATTGACTTCAACTCCTTCAACTATTTTATTATTTGCCCCCTTTAACTCGTCATTAAATGGAGTTTCAAGTTGTTCTCCGTCTATTAACTGTATTTTTATTCCTGTTTTCTCTAATCTCATTACAATTAATGCGTCCCCACCTAAGAAAGCTGTTTTAAAAGCATCACTGGCTTTAGCATGTAAGTTTTGCCTTCCCGAATAATCGCTTAATTTAGATTTGGCCCAAAGATTAAAAAGCCTTTCTTTTTTATTAATATCGTCCTCGTTTACTTGTTGATAGCCTAATAACTGCAAAACCTCGTTATCTGGCTCATATTCAAACTTTAAACCAGTACCAACGCACCATTTAAAGAATTTTCCAGTAATTAACTTAACTAAATCTGTTTTAAGATCTAATTCATAAGCTCTGAGCCTTAATTTTAAATGATCTGGCTTTAAATCGTAAATATTACCAAGCTCTCCAATGGTTTTTTCACCGTCGAAAGCAGCAGAGTATACTAGGTTTTGAGTACGCGGATAGGCTGGCATGTAATTACCTCCAAAACTACTAGGATCTAATTTTTTTAGTTCGCTTTGCTGAGCATCTTTGCCGGTAGCTTTGCTAGGTTTATCAGATTTATTTTTAAAAAAGTCATTCCAAGCCATAAATTAATAGTTTAACCGACCTCTCAATATCGTTGTGCGGCCGTTATAGCGGTTAATATACATTTGTAGCTGAGTTTCTAAA